TTCAGTTGGATTGTTTTCTAAGCCAAGGCGTTTTGCTGTTATGCTGTACTTACCTTCGCGCATACTAACGTGCTTGCTAATCATTTAATTATCTTTTATACACTTTGTTTTCTAAGTCGCTAACTTTGTCTTCAAGTTTTTCTATTTCTTTTTCCAAGTACGTAACTTTTTGTTTCAATAATAAACCGTCAGATGTTTCTTTTACTTCATATGTAGGTAGTTCTTTAGCTAGTTCTATTTCTTGCTTAAGGTTATTATAACCCATAGTGCCAGATATAATAAAACCTATGACGATCGCAATGCTTTTTACGTCGACTTTAAAGTCTGGCTTTTTATCGCCATCTATATCTATACCAATTGTTTTATCGCCTAGTTCTTCGATTTGTTTCATTATGAAAGGGATTTAGTTGTTGTGTTTTTGTGCTGCCATACTTTATAATTACTTGCTATTAGAATAAATTAACTCCGCCTTTCTTCTTTTTGTCTTTTTTTCTACGTCCACCTTCTACACCTACATCCCACGTACTCCAGCCAAGAGCAAGTGCTATTCTTTGCCAAGCTTGGTTTTCTTTGTTAGTAGCCTCACGCATATTATCTGTTATTCTTAACGCTCTATCAACTGGTAGGTTAATAGCAGCTGATGTTACATTAGCCACAGCTTCATATGCTGGGTTATCTATATGAAAACCTCTTGATATCATTTCATCTCTATTAAATTTATATGCTTGTGTAGCACCATATACTTTTCTAGTTTTACTACCAAGTGCTGGTGACAAGTTAACTGCCTCTAGTACTGTGTATGCGTGATCAGCTCTATATCCTTTTTTGTTTTGATCTACAAACTCTAGCGCTACGTTCTTTAACATAGCTGCTACAGCACCGTAAATACCTGTGCCTCTTAGTATAGTATCAACCATACCATTTGCTATTCTAGCATATTTTTCTTTTTCTTTATCTTCGTCATCATCAAACGCTAAAGCAAATATAGCATTTTGTAGCGATGTAAATATTAAGTTTTGTAAGGCACCGTAATAAATTATTTTAGATATGTGCGTTTTAGAATCACCTCTTTTGTTTGCTAGATCTAATGCAGCTTTCTTTATTATTCTTGTATATTGCATAGGTGTGTTCTGAAAACTAAGTATCCATCTACCTATTTCACTAGCTTGTTGTTGTGATATTTTATCTGGTCTTGCTGATTGCTGTGCGTCTTCAGATGTTTCTTGCATGTCGCTAAATGCTTTTGACTCTGCCTCTTTTAAACTCAAACCTTGTTTTAAATACGTATCAACTCTATTTCTATAGAAACCCGCACCACCCATACATATCGCGAAACTATCACCCATCTGTGTAGGTAAATAACCTTTACCAAGTATATAAGCTATAATTGATTTAACTTTGTTTTTAGAGTTAGCAGCTTGATTTACTATTTCTGCTGCGTTAACGTCAGTTTGTAGCCCTTGTCTTCTGCTTTTTAAGAAATCAGAGTTCCATATCATAGCAAAATCGTTAGCAAACTGTGGAAAGTTACCAACAGCTTTCATATATTTATAGGGGTTGTTGTCACTCCAGTTTACAAAGTTAGCAAACGATATTGTTTGTAACACAGAAGATCTTACATTAAAGAACATTATATTACCAACAGCACCATTAGCCCAGTCAGTAAATTCACTAGCTATCTTGCTCTGGCCTGTAGGTCTATTAGTACCTATTTCCATACGATACAATGAATCTTCTAACGCTGATCTTATACTAGCACCGTATACAGCTTCTATTTTGTTTAGATTATCGGGTGTAAATATAGCATCTTTATTTGCTTTCCACTCTTTAAGATACTCTGCTCTTTTAGTTATGGTTGTTATAGATTTTAAATCTAATTCTATAGTTGATGCTAACCAATTAATATCATCAGCTTGTACGTAGCCTTCATCTAGCCTTGTTATAGCTGAAACTTTATCGGCGTAAGCTACTAAACTAGAATCAGACTTTACTATATCTAATAAAGCTGTTAAATCTCTTTTTGATAAACCAGGTATATCAATATTATTTTGATTCATTAAGTAAACTCTTATAGCTTGATCGTATGTAAAGTTACTATAACCTGTAGCTGTAAGCAACATTTTCTTTACAGCTGGCATGTCTTTTGTTAGTTGTGAATACTCATTAACTATTCTCTGTCTAGCTGCGTTAATATCTTTAGTTGCTTTAGCAAATGGTTTAAATAATGTCTCATTGAAAAACTCAGCGTGTGCCTCACCTAGTTTACCTTTGCCCATGAAGTAATACATTAAGCCTTTAAAATCATCAGCACCTGGTGGTACAAATAATCTTGACCAGAACTTATCATTTAAAGCGCCACGTACTCTAGCAGCAGCATCAGAAAATGTAGCGTTACGGTCTATACCTTTAGTTTGCTCTAGTATTTTGTTAAACTTTTTATCCATGTTTTGTCTGAAGTCTTGTTTAACTTGATATACTTTACCATTAATATCTAAACTTTCTAACACTTCGTTAACAGCAATTGTATTTTTAACAGCGTCATCAGCAAATAAAAAGTTGTTGTAACCCTCAGCAGCTTTATCTACTATAAACTCTGCTTTAGCCTCTGGCCTGCCATCTTCTAAACCTATAATATTTTTAAGTTTTATATTTAACCCAACACCTTTTAAGAATTTCTGTATAGCAGGTGCAGCCTCTTGAGGTCTTGCTGTTAGTATAAACATATCCTTGTTTCCATACTTTCCTATAAGATCTAAAGCCTTACTAAAGAACGGTCCTTTTTTACCTGCTTTTACCTTACTAAACTCACTAAAATCAAACTTTGCTCCTGCAGCTTCTAACGCTGCTGATTCAGCTGCAAAGTCTGTAGCATCTATTTTACCTTTCGTGCCGTCAGGAAGCGTGTAAAGTACCTTAGATTTAGTTTTAGCCAACGTGTCATCAAAGTCCAGTATACTTATACCTTTTTCTGGTGGGTTTAAACGATTAGCCATCTCTAAAGCTTTATCATATTGTTTAAATCTTTTCATTTGTTCGTTCGGAAGAGAAATTTTTTGCAAAGATCTTTTACCATTTCTAACCATTAGCTGATTATTTTCTTCCATGAAAAACATTTTCTCTGCTAACTCTACGTTGGCTGACTTGCCAGTTTCAATGTTAATAAAGTTATCTAAGTCTTTAGGATCTAAAGCTCTGAGTTTAAAATCTCCTTGGCCTAAGTTTTTATTAAACTTTTTATCTAACTGTTCAACTGACAAGTCTGTATCGTTGTAACTAATTTCCATTTCACCAGCTAAATCTAACGCTTGCTTCATGTATTCATCTTGCGTTATTTCGTCGTTATAGTATTTTATGTTTAATTCGTTAAAATCAGTTAATGTGTTAGCGTTTTCTTTTAAGTGTTCTACGTAACCCCATAAACTACTAGATGTTGGAGCTGATTGAGACTGACCGTTTAATACATGTATATATTTTATTTTAGCTAGAGCTTTAACAAATGATGCTGTTGCGTTTGTTGTTCCTTGTAACAACCTTACATTTGAAGCTTTGTTAGTTGTGTTACCTTGCTTATACGATTCAGCAAATTTAAATTGCATGTAAGCCTGAACCTTTGGATTATTTTGATTAGCTATTGTTATATCTTTTTTATACTTATCTATTATTTCTTGCTGATTATTTCTTGAGTTGGATGCTAAGTCTTTTGATATCTTAGCTATCAATCCAGTTGATTTATTTATAGGTGCATAATCTTTAAAGTTCCAGCTTTTATCAATACCTAAACTATCCCATAGTTTATCTGGTTTATTATTTGGATTATCTGCCTTACTAATTTGATCGTATAATACATCTAGAGCTTTAATAAGATACGGATTAGCGTTTGATCCATACTTGTAAGGTTTGTCTGTCTGTATATCTGGCACATAATTAGGTTTTTTCTTTTGAGCGTCAAGCGTCCAAGGTAAACCATCTATACCCATGTTAGTATCTTTTAAGCCTACAAACGTTAAGTTTTCTAGTGTAATTTTCTCACCGAATATTTGTTTGAGTGTTTGGGGTGGTATGCTTTTAATTACTCTAATAGCTTGATCAGTTGTTTCTTTTACTTGAGTTTCTGTTGTCGGAGCTGTTGCGCCGTCTTCTTTATACAGCTCATCTATTACTTTTTTATCGTGTGTTTTCTTTACGTTAGCAACAAATAAACCAGTTCCTGGTTTAGCTATCATATACTCTCTATCACTCATAAAAGCGTCAACGTCTGCTCTATCTTCTTCTGGTACTTTTGCTAAAAACCTTTTCTTTGCAGCTTCATATATATCTGAAACATTACCTCTCATATCAACAGGTTGATACTTTTCAAATACACTTATGATTTCATTTTGATACTTCTGTTGAGTCGGCGACAGCTGAGTCATAGCTATCTTTAACTTTGTTCTTATATTTGTTACGTCTCTAGTATCTTTAACTATAGATTCAACTCTCTCTTTATTTATATTATCTAGCTTAGTTATACCTATTTCATCTACAACATTAAATATATCTGGTGATGATGTAATTTGTCTAGCAAGTTCAAATGCCATATAGTTAGATATTTCTTCTACTATTTTATCTTTTCTATTACTTACGTTTTGAGGTGATACATTTATGAAATAATCATCTAAACCTTTTTTAACTTCAGAGAAAGGTTGCTTTTCAAATAGTTGAGGTTGTGATGTCGCTGTTTTTATAACTCGCTTTCCTGTAGGTTTTACAAATAAATCAGGATTACTTTTATCACCTCTAAATCTTTTGTTTAACGTTTCAACATTAACATCATTAAAGTATGTTTCAAAGTTGTCTGTTAAAAACTTTTTGTAAACTTCTTTTTTCTTTATTGTATTTTTTAAATCTTTTCTTATAGCTTGTCTAAATGTATCTTGTAAATTAAGTTTAGCAACACGCGGCTTTGTGCCAATAGTCATTTGCTTTATAATGTTAGTTACTTGATTTTTAACAACCTCATTAAGTTTATCTTGTACCTTAGGATCTATTTTAATTTTGTCACTAATACTTGTTGTTGCTTGTTCTGTTATAGTATCTAACGTACCTTGTTGTTTTGCTTTTCTTTCTTGCGTTTCAGTTATTTTAGTTTCTTTTCTTTGTAGTCTTTTTACAGCTGTACCAAACTTCTGTACTATGTATGAGTTTATCCAAGCATCAAAGTCGTTATTTAAATTACTTTTAAAACCTCTAGCGTGTAACAACAAATTATACATTGTATCCATAACTATGTCGTTTTTCTCTTCAGCTATATCAGAGAAACCTAAATCAGACATTGAGTAATCTCTTCTTTGATTGACTACAGCTTCTACCTTAGACATGTAAAATGGTATTACATCATCAGCAGCTGCTATACCTTTTCTTGCATATGTTTCGTTTACTAATGTTTTTCTTTGCGAGTCTGTTAACGTATAATCTACAAGTTTGTTTTTAGCTTGTATTGTTTTAACTTTTTGTAAAGTTGGTTCACTTATTAATTTTCCTTGTAAAGCATTGCTTGAAAGCCTACCAAATGATTTATATAATTTACCTTCTTCAAAACTCTTGTTGTAATCTTTTAATAAATTAAAAACATCTTCAGCTGTATTAAGCTCCATGTTAACATTAAAGTGTTTTCTTAGAAACTGTCTTAATATATCAGCTAGTTTTTGAAAAGTTGTTTGATCATATTTAAGTTCATCATTAGCCATAGCTTCAGATGTAAGTGTTAATACCTCCTCGTATCTTTCAGCTTCTGTTATTTTATTATCTTTTACAGCTTGCTTATATGCTAGTAATCTTTCACTAAACCTACTGTTTTTTAATTCCTTTACATTTATTTTGTTTAGATACTTGTCTAGCTCTTGTCCTAATGTAATAGCCGTTTCATCATTGTTCTTAAGTGTTTGATGTAATAAACCATGTAGCAACTCATGTTGACCAACTGTAAACTGATCACTTTTCATTGCCTCATCTTTATTTATAACTATTAGTTGCTCACCAGTATTAGCATCTTGTATTATCTTTCCTTCACCAGCAGCATCAAAGTTTGTTTTATGCTTAGTGTTATACTCATCTATAAAGTTTATGTATTCTTCATTAGACATAGACTTAAAGCCTATTTTTAAAAACTTTGCAAACGCTTCTGTTTTTGCTAAATTACCTGATAGGTTTTGTGTTTTTCTAATATACTCTCCATTAGCAATAACATCATTAGCTGTAGCTTTACCGTTGTATTTATCAAGTACGTTTTTAATTTTGTTTTTTATTTCAGCAGCTTTAATATTTCCAGCTACACTTGTCTGATCTTTTATTTTTGCGTATTGTTTTTCTAGGTTTATTATTTCCTGTCTATCTTTTATATCAGTAACCTCTTCACCTATTGCTATATCATACAAAGCTTCTTGTCTTTTTTCATTTACAAGACCTTGTATAGCTTCATCATTTTCAATTTTAATATCTACGTTTCTAAGTGTTTCAGCTTCCATAAGGTTTAACTTATTAACAAACTCTGTTCCACTAAACTTCTCGCCGTTTATAGAATAATCACCTGGCTTTGTTAAGTTAGAAACTACATTAACTAGGTTGTTACCCTTACCTATTATACCTTCAAGAATTATTTCTGAAGTATCCATTTCTTGTTCAGCCGCTAAACGCCCAGCAACTTCACCTAATGAACCACCAGCAGCCTCTATAGTTAAACCGGTGGTTAATGCTGTACCCGTGCCTTTACCTGCTCTACTAATTAATCTAGTTGCTTTACCTGCTATACCACCTGTTAGGGTTTCTATTGCACCTATAGTTAAACCTCTTTTTAATGCTCTTTGTACAAAGTCATTAGCTTTATCAGGATCATCTAATACAGCTCTAACACTCTCTAAATTAAAATTACCTTCGCCAACTTCTTCTTTTAATAGCTCACCAAATGTTAATGCTGCTTCCATACCTGTTGCTAAACCACCCATACCACCAGCTATAGCACCAGTTAAAGCTCCTGCTTTACCACCAATTTTTGCACCTGTTAAACCACCAGCACCAGCACCTGCTAAACCAGCGGCTGCAACTTCTTTTGAAGACAACGCTGACGCTGCTTGTGTAGATAGTGATTGTAATAATAAACCAGGCATTACAGTAGGGTTGTTTAACAAACCTTTGATAACACCAAAAGTACTTTTACCTTCTTCTTCGTATATTCTTTGATAGTTCTGCATCTCCTCAGTTACAGTATTAGGATCTGCCATTTCATTGTAAGCTTGTATGTACTCTAATATTTCATCATCAGTGGCTTTATTTTCGCCAAAAACCTTTTTCATTAACGCAATACTCTCATCAGCAGACATACCTGCTTTAGCACCACCTACTGTGTACTTAACCATATCAGATAAAAAGTCACCAATAATAGGTATACTATCTAATATATTATCTGTTTCTACTGGTTGTTTTGCTTTGATTTTTGACGGAAGTCGCTGTTGTTCAAGCGATTGTCTGTACTGATCTACCTGAGATTTAAACTCAGGATCGTTATTGTACGCGTTTAAAAACGTGTCTAAGTCTATGTCTTGACCTAGTAGCTTTTCTCTATGTAATTTACTATATATTACTGCTAAGTCTTTCATATTTAATCGTTTACTCCACCTTTTTTATATTTCGTGCTATATCTAGTTATTCCTCTTTTAAGTAATACATCAGGATCTATGTGTGTTGTTTCACTAAGTCTTATACCTGAGTCTTCATTTGCTGTGAAGTTAACATCACCTCTAAATATATCTATAGCGTGATACGTTATAAGATCATTCTTGTCTATATGTTTTACTATAAGATCAGCACTACCAACACCTATCATACCTCTTGATAAAACATTTCTAAATATACCGTTCCTAACATTAGGTACAAACTCAGATTTTGTTTGTGCCATTAACTCATCAAATTCTTTAGTAAACCCTTTTAAGTATTTTCCTTCATAAATTGCTTCAAATTTATATTTATTAAGATCAATGTCTTCATTTGGAAGTAAATCGCGGAATAAATTTGTTCTTACTGGTGTGAGCTTACCAGTAATATTATCTTTATCATATCTAGAGCCTCCAACTACTAAATCTTCAAGATCATGCTCTTTACCTGCTTCATCTTTAAATATAAATAAAGATTTCATAATTGGTTTTAACTGTTTCTCAGTTAAATTTTTAGTATCAGGTACACTAATTGCGTTTAATAGTGCTTCATCTTCATCTTCATCAATCGCAGTTCCATCTTTCTGAAGAGCTAATATCAATTGTTCACTAGTTAAGTTGTTTAACGCGTCTTGCTCTGCTTCTTCTATACTTGTGTACCTCCTGCTTGCATCCCACTCACCATCAGTAGTTATCTGATCTAAGCGATTAACAAGATTTTCTAAGAATAGATCTTTGTAAGCGTCAGTGCCTAAAGGACTTTCAGTTTTTGTCTTAGTTATTTCATGTATTTCTTCTATAAAATCTATACCACCTTCAATTCTTTGTACTCTATTTTCTGCGGTTACCCCACCAAATATTGGAATTCTATTATCCTCTTTATCTACAGGTCTAAATGCCGCGCCAGCATCAATAATTTGTTGACCAGTTTTTTGTACCCAGTCTTGTGTAAAATTTTTAAGTTCTTCGTTTAGTTCGTACTGTGTGTATTGCTGACCAGTTTCTTCGTTTGTTTTAAAGGTCATACCATTTTCTTCTCTAGTACCAGCATCATAAAATCCTTTCCAGTTTTTTTCAGTTCCATCACCACCAATATATTTTTTATAAATATTAAGGTAGTCCTCGTCATCCATAGCAGATATAGAAGATTTTCCACCAAACTTACTTCGTAAGTCTGTTCTTGATAATGGTATGTCATAATTTAAAACGCCCCTAATATCATTGAACTTCATATTAGTAACACTATTAAATATATCATCGAGTGATTCAGTTGCTAGTACGTCACCATTTTCTTGTATTGACAAAGCGCCTAACCCTGCTAATGGATCAAACACACCAGTCTTAACTTGTGCGCTTGGCTGTGGAAATGGTGATAAATCATTAGCATCTATAAGCTCGTCTTCACCGACTATCTTTACCATTACTTTACCACCTTGTGGTATTACGTCCTCAACAACATCTGAAGTGCCCTGCTTCCAACTACCATCTATTAAATCAATATAAGCATTGTGAAGCTTTAAACCCCTAGTACCACCATCATAATTATTATAAGATGTTGGTAGAAACTGAGTGTAATCTTCGTCGTATAACTTTTCGTTGTTTTCTAAATTTTGTATACCTAATTCGTATTGTGATATGTGTTTTAGTATTTCAGAGTTTCTTTTTCTTTTAGCATCCACGTCTGACCTGTTTGATGGTCTACCCTGTATGTAGTTTATGTTAGAAACATACTCTTCATATAAAGTATCTACTTCAGCTCTTAAAGCTGGTTCAAGCTTTACTAATGTAGTATCAAACATCTTTGGAGCATTTTCTAAATCTTTTCTTCTCTGTGTTTGCTGCTCTGCTAAATAATTACTTAACACGCTAAGATCCATAGACTCGCTTATGAGTCCACCCCAGTTAACCGCTGTTGTTGTGTTTAAACTACCTGTTCTTTTTTCTTTAAAAAATGCCATATTATTTTATTTGTTAACTACTGAATAATCCGCCGCCTGCTAGTGATGCAACACCACCTACTAAACTTCCTATGCCTTGAGCCACTGCTCCTTGTTTAGCTGCTAACGCTTCGTTAGCTGACTGTAATCTATCAGATGCGTAACCTGTTATTGTAGATTGTTTTTCAGCTCTTAGTTGCTGTGATCCTTGTTCGCCTTGACCTATTACTCTTTGTCTCATCATTTCACCTTCAGCTCTTGCTAGATTATTTCTTGATTCTTGTTCACCTATAGAGGCAGACGCTTGTTGCGTCATTTGTGTACTTTGATTTGCTATCGCTTGTGCTAACGCTGCAACACCACTACCACCAACACCAACTCTTGCTTGTGATAATACATCAGTTAAAGCCTGTTGACCCTGCTGTGCTTGAAATTGTGCTTGTTGTTGATTTACAGTTAGATTAGCAAAAGGGTTTGTCATGTTTGTAAACGGGTTGCTTACATCAACACCTTTAAGTGCTCCTAATTCTTTATTAAAGTTATCGTACGCAGTGTCTCTTTTCTTTCTAGCATCACGCATGCCAACCAAACCACCTACTATACCAGCTACACCACCAATGACACCGGCTGTTCCAGATGCTCTTAACCCTGGATCCATTGATGCAAAGTTGCTTTTTCGTCCTGTGTCTACTGTTTCGTCTTTACTTGCTCTAGTCATCACTCCAAATCCCATAATTTTATTTTTTATTTTGTTATACTGTTATAATTACATTAATTTCTTATTATTTACTACTCTCAGCTATCTCGGAAGATAACTGGAATAATTCAGCTTCAGCTGTACTATTATTTTTCATTACAGCTTCAGCATAATATCCTATTATATCTGCTTGGTTTGCTTTATTATCTTTAGCAAAAAGGTAATAAGTACCAGCAGCAGGTGTTGCCACATTGTCAGCGACACTAACTGTTATTTTTTTAGTTGTAGTATTGACTACAGTTATTGTTCCTAGTCTTTTAGCACCTGTATCACTATTAAAGAATATGATATCATCAACTTGAACTAAGTCGTTTAAATCGTACGTAAATGTTAGTGTTATTAATCTTGCCATATTTTTTTATTAACTTGCGTCATATCTAATTGTTAACGGTGCATCTCCAGCTACTAGGTTACCACCACTAGCGTTATCAAGGTTTACATTTACAGCTATAGTTGCTGTACCACCTGTATACGCTCCTGTCCAACCGCTAGGATTTGTAGCGGATCCGTTATTTGAAAATCCATCAAGCGTGTAGCTTATTGTTATATCGCTAGTTGTTTTTCCAGTAAAGAAAGAAGATAAAGGTACGAAGGTAACTGTACCTGTATAATTTGTTCCATCTGATGTGCCTATGTTTATAGTAGTTGGTATAGTGCCTCTACTTGTAGTTGTTGCTATGTTACTTATTCCAAACAAGTTAACATATAAACTAGAAACGCCACTACCTCTAGTTATTAAATTATCTGGATTAAAGTTAAGTAAGTTAAAACTACCACCAGAATTTGAAGTAGCATCACCATACTTCCTTATTATTAGCATACCAAACACAGTTAACTTTGTAGCAGAACCACCACTACCAGTTGCTAAAGTTGCTGTTAAGTTAGTTATATCAATGTCAAAGTTATCATCGTCACCCGATCCACCATTACCAGTGTGTGTAAAGTCTTCTACTTCAGGTTGTCTAATTAAAGTGTCATCTGAACCACCACCTGGATCAAACACAAATTTAAAAGGTATAAACCTACTGAATACATCATACGATCCTAGTAATGTGCTTTCAGTTTGTGCTTGTGTGGTAATAACCTGTGTTGCTATAGTTGAATCACCAGTAAAAGCTGTAACTGTTGCATTGTTAATAAAATCTCTATCAACATCTTCAGTCACAGTAAAGTTTGATGTGCCTACTGCAGATCCAGTACCACCGTAACTAGTACTAGAAACTTGTAACTTTAATTTAGAAAGCGCATGTTGATTAACTTGTACGTGTACACCTGATGAAACTTCCGTAAAACCACTTTTTAACATCGTGCTATTAACAAAAAATCCCATGTTTTCTAATTGAGTTTGGCCTGTTCTATCAGGCATTTCTAAGCTTACTAACACAAAGTTTTGTTCTGTAGGTATTTGTAGCGTATCCTGAGCTATGTCACTAGCACTACCATTTAGTTTAAATCCTAAAGTACTACCAGGTGATAGTCTTGTTAAACCAAAAAAAGCACCGGCATCACCACTTACTTTAAAATATCTTATGTCGTTAGCTCCAATATAACCTACCTTTGAATTATCCGGTACAAATGTGCCATCATCTAGTTTTCTACCTAATACTATTGATCTTATTTTAGGTGAAGATGGTCCTTGTTTTGATAGTCCCGTAGCTACTTGTATGATTATATCATCACCTGTTATAGTGGTTTCACTACCAAATGTATACTCAACTTTAACTTTCATACTTATAACTTCGTTATCAGCGTTTGTTATTTTGTCTGATATAGTTAAAGTATATTTACCACTATTATCATTTTTTGTGTTAACTCGAAGTAAATCAAAAGCTGTAGGTTCAAAGTATGTGCCGCCTTTATAAACACCAAATATAGGTAGCTCACCAGGTATTGCTGGTACTGCGCTTAAAGTAAATTCACTTACAACAACTTGTTTGTTACCTACGTAGTCTGTAGCGCTATAACTTTGTGTTGTATTTATAGTGTCTGTACTTACAACAAAAAGTGGTGATGCTTGTATTATGTAGTTACCAGCCACCGAGTTCTTTGTAGCTGTAGCAGCTGATGTTATTGTTATTGTTTCTGTGTGTCCGTCAGCACCAATTGTTCCACTTAGGTTTAATGTAAATGTAACAACACCCGTTGTTGAATTATATGACGCCGTCGCGTTACCACTTATAGTAAGTGATGATGGTAAATCAAATCCTGATAAAGCATCTAAATCTACTTGCAGTGTTACAGTGCTTATCTCTGTTGATGCTGCAAACGCTTTAGTAAACGTATCGTTAGTGCTGTTAGCAGAATAACCTGATGGTGTTCCATTTATTTCAAGATTATTATTTGTCAACCCAGCTATTGTTATTGATACGTTACCCTGTGTTTGGCTACCAACGTTGCCACCATCTGCGTCACCTTCAGCCGCTGCTGCTACACCCAAGCCCTGCACTGAAAATTCTGAGGCATCTAGGTTAGCATCGGTTAATGAGTCACCACGCAGGTGATTATAAAACTTATTTTCTTTACCAATAAACTCTTGTATGTTACCTGATTGTAGATCAGTTGTCATGCTATCTAAATACCAACCTGCTTGTCTTTCTTGAGCGCTAAGTGAATTAAATTCACTTGTAGTATCTGGTGCAAGCTCAATCAACCTTGCTAACGTTAAGTTATCAGCGGCGGTATATTCAACACTATCAATAGTACCTAAATATCTAAATCTCTTCTGTTGTGACCCTTCATATGCTAATGTTTTAAAGCTCTTTACTGTGTCACTTGCTTCGTTAAACAAAACGTTTATACTTGACTCAACAGCGCTAGCTCCATAAAATGTATTTCTAGTTTCGTTATCATGAGAGTATAACAAACCATTTTTAAATGTGTAGTATGTGTCATTAATACTTAAACCTGATTCTGGTATGTATGATCTGAAGCTTGTCCAGCCACCACCTTCACCTGATGATTCTGAAAATGCTACAGTCTCTGATGTGTCTTTATTTAATGTCAAGATATATTCTGATTTATCTTCACTGTAACTACCTATTAGTTTTGTAGAGGTTTTTAAGTTGTCACCAAAATAATCTGACATACCTTTACCACTTATATCAGTTAAGCCATCTCTTGATAACCTTAATACAACACCTCTAGCTTTGTCTGTAAAATAAGATCTGTAAGCATAAGAAACAAATGATTCGGGGTTTTTACTTATACCATACTCACCAGTATAAGGCACTGCTTGACCTAATACGTTGGTACTTGCTATAAGCTGTGGATTACCATCAGCATTAAATATAGCATCCTTATTAGCAACTATGTTTATTATTTTATCTTCATTGCAAGATATTAAGTTACTGTCTCTTGCTTCTAACTTTTGTATTGATCCATATTCTGGATTTAAGTTTTTTGTTATTTTATCTGCTATTAAAAATTGATTGGTTTCGTTTATACCATTTTTATTAACATATATACCTGAATATATTAAGCTTGCTTTCTTATGTTCTTCAACAACTTCTCTTTCAAGTACTGTAGAAACCTTTGGCCCTTTGTCAATAAACACCTGATTGAAATCATCTCTTATTCTATTTGATTCAATACCGTTGCCAAATGTAAAGCAATTAAACCATGACAAGATATCACTACCAACGTGACCACCATTTGCTACGTTAATAACTGTTTTACCACCGGCATTTTCTGTGGCTGATGATATTCCTACTGTTACTATATCTGTTTCAAAGCCGTTAGTATCAACAAACGTTTTTGTTTCGTTGTTTGTTATACCAGTTACTATACGATCAAGTGTTATTTTTCTATCTGCCATGTCAACGCTTGCCACCTTAGCATCAGTTCCTTTTAATGTACTACCTATTTTAACAATACCTATTGCATCAGATATTTCGTGATATAAATCTAAATCAGCTAGCTCTGCGGGCTCTGTTTCAAAAACAGCAGGCGATGCAACTTGCACTTCACTACCAGTTATTGGCTGCTCTTCTTTAGTCATTATATATATTCTTGTTGCTGCTGAGCCACTAAAAAACAAAGGTTCTTCTTGGTAAGGCTCTTCTTCAGTATCAATTAATTTTATTTTCCATATTCTAGTAAAATAATTTTCTAAAGTTCCTATACTATCTTTATTCCAAAAATTTTTAAAATCACCATTAATAGGATCAAACACTATTTCGTATGTTGCGCTTGTTACACCACTGTCATTAGCAAATTTTATTTTAGTTCCAGTTACTAAATTTTTAAAACCTTGGTAATTTTCTGGTAAATTGTTCATGTAGTTTTGTATAGCTGCTGGAACGTCATTATCTGCAGATGGAAAATTAGCGCCTAAGTTGTAAAATGTTAAACCAAAATATGAGCTATTAGTTGTAGGGTGTGTATGCTTTTTACTGCTTGATAAGTTTATAGGATGAGTAGTTATATCATAAGGCTTGTTAGAAGTAAATGTTTCTCTATCATTATTACGGCTTAACTGCCACGTTATTGTTGGCGTAAGCGTACTACCACCCTTATACGCTGTTTGATTTTCTACGATACCCACTGATTCTGTTTCTGGTAACGTTTGAATTACTAAGCGGTCTTCTTCTACTGCTAGTGGTATTTTTATATTTTCTACTATCTCTTTACTGTCTTCAACTTTAGCAAAAAACTTACCACTAAGCTCTGCGCCTCTTCTATTTTGCAGCTCAAATAATTCTAATGTTGGTGTTGTAGCGGTTACAAGAAAATTATCAGCTTCAACTATAGCTGTGTCTAATGTTAATATATACCTGTTACCTGTAAGCATTTTGTAACCAACAACAGTATAAAACTTTGATACTTTTTTGTCACTACCTGTACCATCTGTAAACCTAACAACTCTTCTTGTACTTACGTTAAGCCTGTCATTTAATGTCGTGAAGTCTTTTGAACCACCACTAAATTCAAATGTTGATAAACCTACTGTACATGGTCCTGATGTATCAACATCTTCACTATGTATTTGTACTCTTTCAAACTCAACAAACTTTGGTGGCTCTAGTGCTATATCTAGTACTTTTAGTTTTACGATATCTTCAACAACTTCCTCAATGTCGTGTTTCTTTTTTAACTCTATAAAATCTCCTGTTTTAATCTTATTAACTTCTGCTGAAGGAAAACTTAACCATATGTTACCATCTTCAGCTGTATAAAAATTACTTAACACTAAATTGTAATACTCACTAGCACCTTCTTTTAAAAACCATTTATAATGTGTTGCCCAGTCAGGTGCATCACTTTCTACACTACCAATAAGTTTATTTTTAAGTGCTGAGTTTTTCTTTTCAATAAAAGTTGAAGCGTCTTTATCTGTAAACACAGGTGATTGTCTTCCGTACTTATCTTGATATACAAGACCAAGTTGATAATTTCTTTGTGACTTGACAGATGGTATACCTCTATTTTTTCTATCATATTGTATTGTGATAGTCCCAGCTGCAGGTTGTGTATCAGTAAAAAATAAAGACGTTTCGTTTGCTTGTTTGTTTATTAGTCTAGGGTATTGGTCAAAGGGTAATTCATTATTATTTACATCTAGGACCGTTACATCTTGACCTTGTATTGGAAACTCAGAAAATTTATCTGGTGATAATACAAGCTTTCGTGTGCCCGTTACGTATGTAAAATCTTCTGACTCAATAATGTTGCTTGATGTTTGATCAGCTATTATTACAGGATCTTTTGTATCATACCCTTCTTTGTAGTTACCATACACAATTCTATTACCTATAAGCTCTTGGGCTTTTGCTTTTTTAGGTACAGCATCAAATGGTCTTGTTAATTGATTTGATTCAACTAATGACTTTAAAATTTCTCTATTTAATATATATGTGTTCTCGTTATTTTTTAAAGTTGTAACTACTCTTACATTATTACTGTTAGACTCTTTATATAAAATGTCTACCGATTTAACACCTTTTGGAAAAGCACTATCAACTATATCAGGTAAAGTTATTTCTAACTCTCTTAGTCTATTTTCCATACCTACGTTTGTTCCTATGCTAGGTCTATAATCATATAAACCTGGTACAAAAGCTACATCTGAAAATGGTGAAAAACAAGAGTATTCACCATCGTTATATTTATACCTGTATGCAAATCTAGGAAATTTAAGCTTGTATAAAGCATCATCTTCTTCTAGAAAACATGTATACGCTTCGCTGCCTGCTGATATCCTACCATCAATAGATATTATTCTTATTGTGGCATTTGCTCCACCTGCAAAAGGCCTTATATCTGTTACGGTTGCCCTTATAATTAAATCAACTTTTCTGTTGTTAATAATTTCAACTCTTTTAATTCTTATTATACTACCTCTTGCCCATGCTGTAGGAAATATTTGAACTGATATTTCTTTTGTGTCACCACCTTTAAGTACAACTGAGCCTGAGCTAAAGTCTTCAGTGATATCTAGTGGATTTGTTTCTATACCTATTTTACCTGATTGAAACGTAGCTGATTTATTAAGCGAAGGTGCTTTTAATGGTGATTGTTTTATAACTGTTATATGCTCTTCTTTAAAAGCTACACCTTCAAATGTAGTATGTGTATTAAAATCTGTTGAAACAAAGCCTCCATTTTCTGTAACATTTATTTTTTTTGGTTCGTACTGATCATCTGTCCAAAATAATAAACCATCAATTATGTTAATGCCTGTTATCAAATAACTTGAGCTAAACTTTAATATGCTATTTTTATCAACTAACACTGGAGCTACAGTGTCTTTTACTGTATCATATACAGCTATAGCACTAACGCTTTTATCTGATGTAGCTATAAACCAATAAATTTTATTATTTTCTGTATCTGCGATACTACCGATACACTCTGGATTTGTAAGATTACTTATGTAGTCTGATGACCACGCGACGCCATCTTTTTTTATTTTTCTTTCTTGATTACCTAATATATTTTGTACAGAACCAACATTAGATCCTTCTGATGTTACTATTTCTACGTTTTGTGCGTCTCTATAATAACCATTTGGCACAAGCCTCTCATCAAGATCCTTGTTCATAGCACCTCCAATAAAGTTTCTTTTCAACTCTGCCATACTAATTAATGTTTAATCTGTTTCGATTTATTTCTCATTATTTGAGCTAATTCTTCTGATTTAAGATTTGACAACCTTATCTTAGCGTTTCTTAATGACGCATATCTTTCTTGTTTATATCTTCTCACTACGTACTCTGGTATGTTGACTCTTGATGATAATACAGCGTGAGCAATATGTTTGTATAAAGCTTCTTCAGCAAACTTATGTACTCTCATCTCGTCATCAGTACCTAATGTGTCTGATATATATTTTATTATTACAGTTTTACTTGCAAGACCAGCTGAAAAATGTATTCTACCTTGATTCAAGTCAATATAATAAGATCCATTATCTTGAGCATGTTCTGGTGTTATACCATACCTTCTACCTTCTTGGTACTTCCATTCAATATCAGTACTATCATCTTGATTAACATTTGCTTCGTTTGTTCCAGGTCGATTGTTTGTAAATTTATTCCAAGTATCAGATGGCTGTTGTTCTAATAATGTGCCGTCATTATCAAATATATAATCATAGTTAGCATCTTGCAATAATGATTTTGGGTTTGATGAATATCTAACTGGATATAATTTTAACTCTATACCGTTACCGTCTGAGTGAACTATACTAGTGTAGTTGACATAATCATGTGGTAAAGGTACTATTAATGAAGGTGGTACTTCTATTTCTTGTGATTTATGTGATTGTAGCGTATCATAACTAAACTCCGCTAAACCTCTTTTAGCATGAAAGCTTACATCTGTTCTACTAACTTTGCTTATTAATTTACTTTCACCAACATAAGCTATCATAAAGTTATTTACGATATCTGTTAATGCTACATGTTGATACGTACCAAAATCTTCTGAAGTTTCTACTTGTCTAACTACAATGCTAACACCAGCTGTTGGTGCTGTGTCTAATGTTAAGTTAGGATCTGAATATGAATAATCATCAACATCAAGTTCGGCACCATCTACAAAAACTCTTATGTCTGCTTTAGCTGCTGGTACTGTAGGAAAGAAAGTGTTTAACAGCTCATACGCCTGTGCGGCATCTGCTACAGCTTCAAAGGTTTGACTTTGCTGATAATATTCTTCTTGTGTTTTATTAAATAAGCCTGCCATTTATTATAATTTTTCGTTTTGTAAATTTTCAATATCTTCTTTATCAGATGCTTGGTATACATCAGCCGCTTCCATAGATATACCTGCTAGTTCTAATATTTTATTAACTAAGTTTCTTTGTTCTGACCCGTGTAATTCAAAGTTTGTAGAACTACCAGGATCATATAGTGGCTCATTATTAACCATAACAAAACCCCATTTAACAGTTGCTGGATTTTTTATATAAGTTATTTTAGCTCCTGACGTTTTTGTTTCCCAAAAAGGTGTGGTTGTTTTACTACCATATACAACTAAACCATCTGAGTTTTTTACATAAATAGGTTGGTTGTTTGTAGGTAAAGTCAGATTACTAGCTAGTATGTATTTAAGATCTTTTAACGATATGTTGCTAGCTTCTTTATCGTTAAACATTACTGAATTTATTTTGTATAAGTCTGATGGTAAGTTATAATGATCTGAATCATATGATAAAGCTGTATCATACTTTTCAAATAAACTTATTTTTTCTTCGATGCTATCGATTGTATCGGCAAATCTAGTATCATTACCAGGTCTTCTCATAAACTGATTAAGGTCATAGAAATACTGTTCAAATATATCTGCTTGTGCAGCATTAGCAAACACATTATATTCTTGAGGTGTTACATAACCTCTCTGTTCTTTGTTTGATATTGCTAAAACCCTTTGATAAATTGTGTTTACGTTAATTGCCATAAATTTCTTTTTATATAGTGTAGTCACCCAATAGAGTGACTACTCTATAAAGTGATTAATTATTTTAATCTTTTTTCTAAATTGTTATACGCTTCTAAACCTTCGTCAGTTTTAAACCAAGCTGCTAATGCAGAGTATGGATGCTCATCAAAAGGAACATTCATAAGTTTTCTATCTGTTTGTGCCCAGTTAAAGTTTCTGTTATCAGAAGATAACGATAATAAACCTAACTCAACACACTTAATACCGAAGTTTCTAAGTGTAACATTTTCGTCATTAGCTAATTCTAAAAATAATTTCGGGTTATTTCTAGCTAGTAGCATAACATCTCTTTTTATTTCTTTTGATGTCATATTACTTACTGAACTACCTTGCTCTACTCTTAGTATAGCCTCTGCTCTATCAACTTCCATGCCTCTAGCTGTATTTAAAGCGTCAATTTCAAGTTCAATAGTTGAAATATCTTCTTCAGCGTCTTGAACAGGATTAAATTCCGTGAATAACCTGCCTCTTTCTGGATGGTATAGTGATAAAAGTTTTTGTAATGTTTGTTTTTCTTTTGGAACACTTAAAGCTCCTTCTTCAAAAACAATGTGACCTAATCTAGCATCACCTTTAAATTCATCTACAAAAACTGTTTTTTGATTAAGTGTATATTTTAATTCTCTTTCGTATCCTTTTTCTTCATCAAAGTAATATATACCTCTTGATCTAATTGTATACGATAATGGCGCTACGCCATCTCTTAAAAAATATACTCTGTCTTTTATTTCCCAAGAATCTTTTTTCTTAGGTTGTTCTTTTACAGCAACTACAGGTTCTTCTATAGCTACCGCTTTTTTTGTTTGTTTTTTTGCCATGATATAATAAAATTAAATATTAAAAAAAATAAAGGGCTAGGTGCCGAAGCACCTAACTCTTTAAAGTAATGTATTAGTTAAGGATCATGAAGTTATTAGCTCCTTGAACAACTAAACATCTTTCTGATAGGAAGTTGATTTCCATAGCATCAAGATCAGATGTGATGTTTCCACCTACTGAACCTGTTACCCATGTTTTCATTCTTCTATCATCTACTTGAGATGCTCTATACCTAACATGTAGGAAAGGTCGTCTCATGCTTGATCCAACTACTTCATCATAAACTGTTGAAGTACCAGCTGGGATTAAAACCCCTCTGACATCGTTGAAAGCTGCTTGACCTCTTAATGTTACATCATTTAAGTATCTCCAATCTGATTTGTAGAAGTCATAAGATGCTCTTCTAAATCCAGAGAAACCTAAATTTAACGCCATATCTTCAGAGTTGCTGAATACACCGTAAGATGTACCACCAGATCCGTAAGAATTTTGTGCTGCTAACATATCATCAATTGCTAATGATACGTCTCTGTTACAATATAACATGTATTCTTCGATAGCACCTTGCTCATCAAACTTTTTAAGTATCTCGTCAAAAGATCCTAAATCATCTGCTGCGCTAGTTCCACCGATACCTGAAGTTGTGTGACCTCTTCCTGTAATAGCTGAGAATAAACCTTCAGTACCTGATGCTGTTCCTAGGCTATCAGTAATTTCTGTAGCACTACCATCTGCAGATACAGTTGTTTTTTCTGCTTCAACTAAGGCCATCTCTAAGTAATCAGCGAATCTTAATCTAGTTTCCGCTTCTGCTTTTAGATACCATAAGTAACCTGAAGTTCCATCTTCTGCACTTACTTCAACCCAACCGATTCTTGAAGTATCAGATCCTGAGATCTCATAGTGATCTTTTAAGATGATTGGTTTGTTGTTAAATGATTTAAATTCAGGTTGTACTGGGTTATTAGCCGCATCGTTACCCATACCGTTAGTAGCTTTTTTAAACTCTGAACCGTATACGAAAACTCTACCTGCTGTTCCGCTTAAAGCAAAGCCAGTAATATTACTGATAGCTGCACCTGTGTAAGGTAAAACTGTAATAGTAGTAGCTGCAACAGCTGAAACATAACCTCTAAATACAACTGGAGTTGCTTGACCATCAGAAACTAGAACTGTTTGTCCTACTCTAACCGCGTGTCCATTTGCTGAAAAACTTGCTGTGTTTGTAGTACCAACGACACCGTTTAAAGTGATAACGTTAGTTGATTCATTCACTGCACTTATTTTGTAAGATAGATGTAATCTACCTTGTTCTGTCCATATTACTTGATCTGAACTCATTGCTTCTTCTGCTCCAATAGCTGATAAGAAACCAGAGATATTTCTTTTACCGTAAACCTCTGCTTCTTGTTCTATCAAATCAGGTAGATACTGCTGTGCCCAACCTGCATTTCCGTTACCGTCAATGTCTGAAGAAGTAAAATCCAAATAATTAGTAGATATAGCACTCTTAATTGGCGAAGGAACCGCATTTAACGATCCACCCGCACCTGGAGTAATTGCTGCCATAATTATAAATTTTAATTGTTATTTTTTAAGTTTAAATTTAAAAGCATTAGAATCATCACCGCTTAACACTTTAACTTTCACGCCACCAGCTTGTACTTCACCAAGACCTTGTCTAGGTTCTGTTGTTATGTTTTTAGCTTTTGCCATACTATTTTTGATAGCATCTGCCTTACCTTGCTGGTAAAAATGATTAGCTACAGCGTCAGCGTTCATTGCTGTAAACAAAGATTTATGATAACCTTGTGGATCAGTTAATTGGTTTCTTTTGTCCGTAAACTTAGAAACAAAGTTATTGATATCACTTTGGTTTTCTTTTACTTGCGTTGCATCCTTAACATTAAATCTAAAACGTTTATCACCGATGTTATATTCAAAACCTTTGAATTTATCCGTGAATAACTGATTTGTTTTAGATGTAAACGCGTCTCTTTGTTGTTGAGCAATTTTATTAGTTTCTGTCTGCTCTTTGTTGTGTCTACTAAAGAAATCAACAGCCTTTTGTTGATCAGGTGTTAACTTAACACCAGCTTTAATTTCCTCGTAGTATTTAGACTTTTGCCCGTCTAAGTTGGCTCTAGCGTTGGCAACCTGCTCTTTAAACGCTAATTTCTTTCGCTTTATATCTCTTGGATCATCAACATCTTCGTCGTATGTAAATGAGTCTTCTATTAAAAACTCAATTTCATCAGCATCAAGATGTGATTTAGTTTGTTTATAGTATTCTCTTAATAAATCTTTATTATCAAGTTTACTATAATCTTGATTTAATCTAACATAATCCTCAAGATCACCACCAGTTTCATCCATAAACTTCATAAGTTTTTGAATGTTTTCTGGTAGGTCTTCGCCAGTTTTTTCTGCTTCATCAATCGCCTCTTCAACTGCTTCTTGTACTTCTTCTACCTTTTCTTCTACTTTTTCATCAGTTATTTCTTCTACAACTGGTTGCTCCGTTTCTTCAACAGCCTCTTCTTCCTTTGTTTCTTCAACAACTTCCTCTACAACAGGTTGCTCCTCTTGTACTTCCTCTTTTGGCTGTTCTTTTACCTGCTCTTCTGCTGCAGGCTCTTCTTTAGCAAGATTAACTTTTAAAGTTTCTTCTTGCTGATTGTATTTTTTAAGACGTGGTTTTTTTACTTTACCATCACCCATAGGTGATTCAGCATTATTCTCGTCTATTTTTGCTTTATTCGCCATAATATAATATTATAAAATTAAACATATGTACTCTCGTACAATTTCTTATTTACACTCGTATGCTACAACTTTGCCTTCAGCTAAAGTAAATGTGGTCCATTTACCGTACAATATAGTACCTGCTGGAAAAACATCAGTATTTACAACGGCTGTACCTGCGTCTGTTCCCTCTGTGTTTATATAAACACTAACATCCGCTGCTTCTCCATCACTATCATCATCTATCTTTTCAGATATCAAAGCGGTGAATTTTACAGCTGCTATAACTTCAATAGCACAAAAGTAAGTTCCTCTACCAGGTGTTTCAGCGCCTGTATCATCAATCCATCTTGATGCTACAATGCTACCAGTCCAATCATTAGTTACTATTGCCATTTGTTTTTATTTATTTGTTAAACATTATCTAGGTCCAAATGAACCTAAATTTATTCCTTCACCTAATATATCATTACCTGAAGACTCAAACTTTTTAGGTCCTGAACCTTCTTTTCTTTGTGATATTAATTCAGACTGTTGACTAGCTTGTATTCTAGTTCTTTCGTCTTTACGATCTTCTTTATTATCCTCTCTAGTTTTTAAAGCTTGAACTTCTAAGCTTTTAAGTTGTGCTGATATTTGAGCTTCAGCTTGCATTAACTGAAACTTAAGCTGTGCTTCAGTTTGTAGCTTCTGCAGTTCAACTTGGCCTCTAACTTGTTCAAGTTGAGCTTTGCTCTGTAAAGATAATTGTTCTTTTTGTAAGTTAGCGGCTGCTGCTTGCTCTGCTGCTTGTGCGTTTGCTTGAGCTTGCACCTGTATATTTCTTTCTGCAATAGCTTGATCTCTTGCTGATTTCTTTTGTCTTCTAACTTTTAAAACTTGATTTGCTAGCTTCACGTTTTTGATATTTCTAACATCAATAGCATCTTCAAGTTCTATACTATTTGACTGTAACGCCATTTGTATATTGTTTTCAAGCAGTTGTTTTTCTTCTTCATCTGGCGCTAGTTCAATAAATATACCAAAGTCATATAGGTATAATTCTTTTATTTCATCTAATGTCGCAACATTATGAGAACCAATAGCTTGAATAAAAGCGTCTCTTGTTGGTGAATACTCTAGTAAATCAGATATTCTTAACGATAATGACTGTGCTAGTTCAGTAGTTAAAAATAAGCCTGACTGTAATATATGCCTAGTAGCTGTATTACTATTTGCTGCGGCTATTTTTTGCACACCAACTAAAGCATTTTTATCAGGCGTACTACCATCTCTTGCTTCGTTTAACCCAGTAACATCTCTTATCATTTGCAAATAGTAATTGTACGTGTTGATTAGCGATGCTAACTTTTGACCACCTGAGCCACTTGATATTTCTTGTATAGGTACTTTACCAGGATTCATATCACCCTCTTGCGTTAATGATCTACCAATTATACTACCAGTTTGGAAGAACATATTTAATGCTTCTTGTGGGTTGTAGTTTGTACCGTTACCTAAATCAACCTCTGCTAAACCATCAGCATCTAAATAAACACCATCAGGTACAACCCTTGCTAGCACTTGCTGTATTTTTAAGTGTGTTAACTGTACCATATCAGCAAAACCAGTTATACGTCTTACTAGTGATTCAATTCTACCCTTGTACATACGTGGTGCTACTATATTGTAGTTCATCTTAACTTGTGAATAGTCACTTTTAGATCTTAGCATATTCTCAGCTAATTTCCACTTTAGTAATTTTTTAGTACCTACTATCAATGCACCTTCATACAAAACCTCCATAGCTTTTGAAACTCTTTCAAAGTTACCATCGCTAGGCGGATTAAATGTATCATCTTTTTCAATAGCTTTTTCTGCGCCAGATCCTAACGTTTTAACTTTAAAAACATTGTTAGTGTAAGTTTTATAGTTGAAGTATAATACCGTAATAATGTTTTCATCTAAATTGTTATCTTCATATTTAGTCCCATATCTTGTTGCTTGATATGCTGGTTGTGCTGGCTGTTGTTGTATCTCTTCAAGATCAGCGTCTGTTAATTCTGGAAACTGCTTTTTAAGTTCATTTATAGGCACATTCTTTGCTTCTCCAACATAGTATATGTCATCAAAGAAAGGTGAATCGCTATATGAGTAAACTAAATTAGCAGGATCAACATATTTTACTGTTGCACCTTCTGATGTATTAAAGTCGTTTTTAACAGCGCCAATACCTAGTACTGTTAAATCATAATACATTCTTTTTAATATATTTTCATATTTATTACCATCCATTAAAACCTTTAACGCTTGTTCTTCTGCTAGTTCAATAGCCTGTTTGTAGTTTAGCTGCATGTGTATTTCAAGCTCCTCATTACTTTGTGGTAACTCTTCGGGATTATTTTGATACATATTTATACCAAACTTGTTCATAACATTATCGTTGAACTCTCTAGTATTCATGTCATTTATTATAGACTCTAGGTAATTTGTTCTTTTTGTAACGCCAGCGGGATCTTGAGAATACGCTTTTATATCGTAAGTTCTTTCAGCAATACCATTAACTACTATATCTACAAACTTTGGGATTATTGGAACTGGCTTCCAATCTAAATTAAGATATGATAAATCACCATTAATAGATAATTCATCTTTATATTTTTGTATTGATTGTTCGCCTCTAGCATATAATCTAAGTTTATGAAACTCAGCTTGATTAATATTATACCTATTGTTGTTTTTATCTTTTCCAAACCATTCGTTTTCAATGGCTTTAGCTACTTTTAAACCGTATTCAGCACTAGCTTTTTCAGCGTCGCTAACTACTTGACTAGGAAAATAACCTTTTTTACTCATATCTATTTTATTATTTGTGATGTAAATCCATCATTGTTATATCTTGCAAAGTTTATATTTACTTTCGCTTTATGTGTTTTCGAATTAGGTGTATAAAGGTGTCTATTACAAGCCATAATCGCAAGCCCGCTGCTAATAGTAGCATCAAACCTAGTACGCTTAGTAATATCAAATTTCGCCCAATCATTTAAAGTCCTGTTAAAATACATGTTACCACAACCACCGTTTAACTTTAAACCTACATTTTCTTGTATATATGTTTCAATAGCTGCCGCGTGTGCCTGCTTAATATCTTCACTGGAGTTAGGTATACCACCTATTTCTTTTTCAGTAACAGACAGCTTGTTCCATACTTTATCAGGTCTATTCATTGAATACCCTCTGTAACCTCTTCTTCGTAGATAATACAATAAACGCGGTTTATTATTCTCTGCAAGTATAGGCATGCCATAAAAAACTAATGACATTAAAACATCTTCAAAGAATATTTCAGCAGTTTGAGGTCTTGCCACGTACTCTAAAAAAAACTGACTAGGTGGTGCGTCTTCCATGCTAAACTTAGTTAAACCATGTAAAGCACCATTTGAACCTACGCCATCAACTGTTCCTGATATATCGTAACTATCACATCCAAAAGCACCCATGTGCTCATTACCTGGATACTTCAATCCGTTTCTTTCAATAAACTTATTTTGTAAATTAGTAGGTGGTACCCAGCTAATTCTAAATCTACCTTTGGGATCTGGATAAAACATAACGTTTGTATCTTTAATACCATTTACCCATTGAAAATTACCAATGGATATACTGTTGTTAGCTTCTTCATTAAAGTCTATTTGCTCGTATATTTTTACTAGATTAAATATACTATTATTAGCTTCGTCTCTAAATGCGTGTTCTTCAGTTCTTGGAAACTGACGGTAAAACTCATTTAACGCATCTTGATCGTTTTTTAAACCCTCTGCTTCATTTTGCCAGTGATCTATAACGCCAGTATCAATAATGTCATTGTGTGGGCCGTTGACCTCGTTATCTGGTGTATCAAACACAGGTAAGCCATACTCATCCATAAATCCCTCATAGTTCCACTCCATTGGTATAAAAAACGAATATAGTCCTGAAGCTGTTTGGCCATTTTTATTTCTTTTAGTTACGTCAGAGTTATAATATAATTTCTTAAAATTATCACCACCTTTATCTAGTGCATTACAAGTACTACCCATCATACACTTACCTATGATTCTACTACCTAATCTTAGAGTTGTTTTAGTTACTCTCCAGTTATTTAATATATTATCTGGTCTTTCCCACTTACCTGATTCATCATGTGCAAGAAGTTTTAATTTCTCACCGTCATACGAATTATCACCGGTGTTTTTCCAATCGATAGTTGTATCAAGACCGGTAAGTTCTTCCGGTTGATCACTGGTAGCTGTGGTAAGCTTTTTTCTTGTAAGCCTAGACGCTGGTACTCTGTATGCCAACTCTGTCTTCGGTCTGTCCATTCCATCCTGTATAGGCTTGAAAAAGAAAGGATAGTTGACTGATATTGGTACAACTTTATCTGTGAACATCTTTTTAGCATCGGCACCAGACTTAGATAATATACCGAATCTTGCATCTGATGATATTGTGGCAAGGTTAACGATTTCACCTGAGGCCATAAATGAAAAACCAGATCGTCTGTTTTTAAGGTAACACATGCCATACGCTCTTGTGTCTGCTTTGCAAGCTTCCCAGAATATAAAGAATAATCTATTTGCTTCTCTAAAGTCAGGGTGTCCAACATCAATCTTTGACCATTGGAGGTACATGTAATGAGTACCAGTAACATAAGTAGCAACACCCTTGTTATAAAACCAGAAACCGCTTTCTCTTCTTTTAAATTCATCCTCTATATAATCAATATATTTGTTTTTAAATTCATCGGGATAATCTCTCCAATCAAATATTGATTTTATCCTATTAAGTTCTTTTGGATATGGCGTTACTTGCCATTTATCTTTTTCAAACTTATGTATTTTTTTTGGCTGTTTAGGTAGTGCTATTTGTAAATTTTGTATTTCTACTATATCACCTATCATACCTGTTTTAGATATAACAACAACGTCATGTTCTTTATTATACCCGTACTTCCACTTTTTACTTTTGTTTAACCTATTAACCGTAGTTAACTTAACTGGTTGAACAACTTTATATAATGTTTGTTCGTACATTACTTAGATCTTCTTTCTGCAAAACCACCAAAAGATTCTTGTTTATCTTCTTTTACCACACCATCAAGCATGTTCTGTTCGTCTTGTATTTTATTTAATATTTCAAACGCGTCAAATATAGCAAGCTTTTTAGTTGCTGCTGCATTTTTTAATCTGTCAGCTGATATGTCTTCGTCTGTATCTACTATTTCTTCTTTGGCAACTTTAATTAATTCATCAACCGCCTTATAACCAGCTTGGATTATATTCTTCTTCTTGTCCTTGATATTCATATTTAATTGTAATTGAATTAGTTAATACCCTATATAACCTCTCGCGATCTATAACAAACTCAAACTTGCTATACGGACTAAAACCCACTAAGGTATTTTCTGTTAATCCTAACGCTTCTAAGGAGTTATTTGAATATTTTAAAACACCTACTAATTGCTGTTCTTTATCATTATCAAAATCATCACGTGATTTTATTGGCTTAACAAAACAATATTCATCTGGTGCTAGCCATTCATCTTTATGTTTATACAAAAATATCTGTTCACTAGATACGCAGTATGTATTTTCATCTATAAAGCTTCTACTATTTTTTTCATTACCATGAGCGTCATACCATCTTCTAAATACATTATGGTGAAGAATTACTTCATCACCAATTTGTATATTAGTTTTACCAACGCTAGGTAACGCTTTTACAATACCAGTTCTATTTATCATTAAATGGTCTTCAATTGAAGCATTTAATATAAGTTCTGTATCACCAACTTGCTTAGTGTTGTTGTAGCGTTTACCTTTTGGTGTTATGATGAAGTCAAATAAACCTCTCAATACTCTAAGTTATACTCGACTGATATTGCCATGTTTTTATTAAAGTCTTTCCATGGTAATACGTCTTCATTTTTTTTAATAAACACACTGTATTTGTCTTTACCATCTATGATATCACAAATAGTGTGCCCGCCATAAACCTCTTGACCTACAGAGTAGTGCATAGCATCGTTCTTATAATCTTTGCCAACACTAATTTTTCTTATTAGTTTCATCTTCCTCTATTTTTTGATATTCACCTGAGTTAACATCAATGTTCAACTTATCACCGTTACCGTACAACACATCCATCTTCTGATGAAACTCTTCTAGTTGTCTCTGTAAATTTATAATAGCTTGTGCTATTACTACCTTTTGTGTTTCTAAAGTACCAAGTCTAAGTTTAGCTTGGTTTATATTTGAAACTTTTTCTTGTAGTTCTTTTAATTCGTCTTTTTTTATTCTCATTATATTAAATTTTATTTTTTATTTTTTGGTTTTCTACTATCAATAAACCAGTTTTTATACTTGTCTCTTTTAGTAGTTATATACTCAAAGTACTTATCAACTTTTTCTTTCCAGTTTTTATCTATCCTAGGACATATAACTCCTGACTTAGGACTTGAAAAAACTTTGTTGATATAATTTCTTGCATCATGCTTGTTATCAAATAAATGATTACTAACACAATAAAAAGATCCATAAAATATATTGTTCCATACATCAAATGGTTCTATGTCTTTACCTAACACACTTGCATATACAGCACTTTCACTTAAATGCGTTGTGTAAACTTTCTTAGACTTTTGTATGTAGTAATACATATCCATCTCTCTTGGCAATACGTTTTCCTGCCCAAATAAATCTTTCATCTCACCAATTATCTGATGGGTTGTTATCGGGTGTGGCTTAAATAAAACGTTACCTTTGTGTGTTCTTTGTATATGCCTCATTTTATTCAAACAACATCTGTCTTTTAATTTGTTTGAACCTGGAAGTATTACTAAGTAATCTTTAGCTGGCCACTTTCGGTAATCATCTAATCTATCTTTGTACTTGTTAGCTGTATTATCTGTTATGTTGCTTACAAAATAAGAAGCATAATCTAAAACTTCATGATCTTTATCATTAAACGCATCTGGTAATTGTGCGTCTCTTATTTTGAAGTTCATTGGCTGTAAATAAAAACACGTTGCCAACTCTGTGTATGCCATTGTTTTGAAGTAAGGCATTTCCTCTGCCATTACATCATAAGCATACTCTATTCCGTTTTCGCTACACTTTCGTATAACGTAACCTTCTACTTGCTCTAAGTAATCGAGCTTATCATTTTTTTGAAGGTGCCCTATTCTTTCTTTAAGGACCTTCCTATTAAACATTTCCATATTATTAAATTAAATTTAAATTTCTTTATATACTATTACACACTTTTAATCTTTTCTAACTAGGTGCCAACGCTGTTGTAGTCTACTCTGTCAGTATTGTAATCTGCTCTTGTAGTATTGTAAAAAGCTACAGTAGTGTTAAATGTTGTTGTTGTGTTAAATACCGTGTTAGTACTTATAACAGTATTAGTTGCTCTGTTGGTACTGTAAGTTGTAGTAGTAGCTCTATTAGTTGATACTACCGTTGTTGTGTTAGTTGAAGTGTTGAAAGTTGTAGTTGTACTTCTGTTTGTTGTAGTTGTAGTGTTAAACACAGTAACAGTTGCTGTTGTAGTATTGAACGTAGTGGTTGTAGCAGTGGTAGTATTAAACACTGTATTAGTACTTCTGTTTGTTGATACTACAGTGTTGGTAGCTTTGCTTGTTTCATATGTAGTTGTAGTGGCTCTGTTAGTTGACACAACAGTACTTGTAGCTTTTTCCGTAACAGTACTTGTATTAAATACCGTTGTTGTATTTCTATTTGTACTTATAGTAGTTATAAATATTGTAGTTCTTGACGTATTAAAAGTAGTAGTCGTGTCAATGTTTGTTTCGTATGTTGTGCTATATATAGTTATAGTATTAGTACTCGTGTTAAAAGTGGTTGTAGTAGCTGTACTAGTGTTAAACGTTGTTACCGTAGCTGTTGTTGTATTAAATACCGTTGTTGTATTTGTTGACGTATTAAACACAGTATTAGTTGCTCTATTAGTTGACACTACTGTATTTGTAGCTTTACTAGTACTCGTCGATGTATTAAATACAGTGGTTGTACTAGTGTTTGTATTATACGCAGTTGTTGTACCTCTTGTAGTATTATAAGTTGTTGTAGTATCTACATTAGTTGAGTATGTTGTTGTATATACCGTGATAGTGTTGGTTGATGTGTTAAAAGTTGTAGTGGTATCGACATTTGTAGAAACTGTTGTGCTTGTTGCTCTGTTTGTACTAACTACAGTACTAGTTGCTTTTTGTGTTACAGTTGATGTGTTAAATACAGTAACGGTAGCTGTACTAGTATTAAAGGTAGTAGTAGTAGCCCTATTTGTTGATACGGTTGTTGTTGTATTAAATGTGGTTGTAGTACTAGTATTAAAAGTCGTAGTCGTATTAGTACTCGTGTTATAAGTAGTTGTTGTATTAAATGTGGTTGTGGTTGAAGTGTTAAATGTAGTTACTGTTGCTGTGCTTGTATTAAACGTAGTTGTAGTATCAACGTTTGTAGACACCGTGGTACTAGTAGTAACAGTTGTAGCAGTGCTTGTGTTAAATACAGTATTTGTAGTTTTTGTAGTTTCGTATGTAGTAGTAGTTGCTCTATTTGTACTGTATGTAGTTGTAGTACCAAATGTAGTCGTTGTGCTAGTATTAAAGGTGGTGGTTGTAGCTTGGTTAGTACTATATGTAGTTGTTGTATTAAACACAGTTGTTGTACTGGTATTGA